TTAAACAGCAATAATTTGCCATTCTTTGCCTCTATCATCGTGGTATTTATCAGTCATATTTTGTGTTTTATGGCCCAATAATTTTTGTGTATTAATTCCTTGTTCTCGATAAAGTCGCTCGGATAAAGATCGTTGCTCATGGAAAGTTGGTGCCGTACCTTTTTCCCAAGTTAACCCACATTTATCTCGCGCTTTTTTAAACGTTGTGGTTAACGTATTTGGCGTGACTTGTTCGCCTCGTTTTGCTTGTGCGGTAGTATGTCGATAATGCACGAGATATTTACTCACAACCGCGTCACGACATTGAGCAACAACATCCCTTAAGGAGAGATTGATAGCTTCACATTTTAGCGAGAGAGGGATGGCTAACTTACTGCCTGTTTTCTCTTGCTGTATGTGTAACATGTCATCCCAAATATCAGAGAATTTCATTTTACAGATATCACCGATCCGCTGACCGGTGGTTAAGGCCAGCAACATGCCACATTGCAAGTAAGGAGGGTGGTTCTTAGCTTGCTGGTAAATAGTCCGCCATTCTTCCAATGTCATGCGTTCTCTTTTCACTCTATTCCGTGGTTGTTTAGTTGCTTTCGCGGGATTGTAACCAGGAGGAACATAGCCAGCATGTTGAGCTTCTTTAAATACATCAATAAGCACCATGCGAACGACCTGAGCCATTCTTGAATGTCCTAATACTTTGATAGAATCTATTATTTCAGCAATATCTAAAGCGGTTATCTCTTTTAATATTTTCGTACCACAATACTGACGGAATAAATTAATAGGCTTCATTTTTTGTCGATAAGAATTAATTTTTAATTCACCGATATCTAATCTTTCTTTTTGAATATCTAAATATTTATCTATCCATATATCGACAGATATTTCAGACTTGTTTGTCTTAATTTTTGATAACCGTTCATTAATACTTAATAACTGTCGAGTATGTTGTTCAGCAATAATTGTATTGGCCTGAATGGCGGTTTCTCTCGCTTCTTGTTCGTCGGTGCCTAAGCTATGAAATTTACCGGTGATGGGATGTTTATATTGCCAATAAATTTTGCCATTACGCTTATCTAGCTTTCGATATAGATTAGGGATAATAATTTTATGGGTTCGTGGTCGGGCAGCCATCTGTAATTATCCTCTTAAGTCGTTCCGTTGATTTAGTAGGAATTTGAGGGAGAGACAGGTAGCCCACATAACGAGCTTCTCTATCAACCATCCACTTGCGGCCCACTTTCATTGCAGGTGGTGCAATAAGGTTATTCTTTGCGTATTTTTGTAATACCGTCATGCAAGGAGAGGCATCTCCAAATTCCAATCTTGCCCACGCTTCAAGAGTCACCATTCTTGACATATTTTCTCTCCATACTGCCGTATACAGTTTAAATAGACGTTAATAATGCTGGTGGTATTTATTTAAACTTTTTAGAACTGTTTATTTAGCTCCTTTTACTTAATTCATTGAATCTACGTAAAAATAAAACTTTGGCTTGTAGTGGGGTTAATGGATTAACAATAAAATCACTTGTAGGAATACCTTCAAGCATTAGCCAATTACTACCCACATCAATTTCTAAATCTCGTTTTTCAGTTGCTAACATCATTAAGTCGGCTAAATGAACAGCGTCCGATATAACGGGTGGCAAGTTATATTTTTGACGAATAACAGCATCAATGCTTTTTTCTATTTCCTTATATTCAGGTAATAGCTTTTTAAGCGGTGATGGCAGATCTTTTACATAGGCCTCACTGGCATCATGAAGTAAGGCTTCTAAAGCATATTCAGGAGCAACTAAATAGCTGACATATACCGAGTGCTGAGCAACAGAGTAGAAATTATCAATCTGTCCATTAAAGCGACATTCATTAGCTAAACCCGTCGCAATGTCTTGAATATCTATATCCTCGATCCGTACATCGAGGTAATAGAAGTGCTTATTCGTTGCAGTTGCAATATAAGACATTATTCTCTCCACATAATTTAAGTAATAAAGATCCCTTTCGAATTAATCGAGATTAAATTTCCCTGATGTTGATTAATGGTAAATTTAAATAAAAACTTATTTTTTATGTTTCAATTATTGAACTTGATTATTGCTTACCTCAAGTTGTGGCGGTTTCTGCTGTTTTCTGTGAAGTGGGAAAGACTCTTCATCTAATACTAAGTTTTGTTAGAATTAAATCTAATAAAACTTATATTTTATGTCAACACAAATCTAAGTAAATTTAGATTTGTGTGATGGTGAGATTACAATTCGTACTGAACACCCTTTACAACACCAACAATTTCACAATTGCCATTGATCGGGATGTTTGGATAGCGGGGATTGAGTGGAGATAGGTATTTATTAGGGCCATCAATAATTAATTTTTTTATTGTTACCTCGTCACTTCCTGTAAGGCGAGCGACTACAATTTTGCCACTAATTGCCTCTGCTGCTGGATCAACAATAACTTTCGCACCTTCTGGAATAGAAGGCATACCCGAAGGATTAGTCATCGAATCACCTCTTACTGTAAGGGCAAAGCTTGAAGGTGATACCTTTAAAGAAGTTTCTAGATATTCCAACGTTTCATCATAAATCTCTGTTGCTAGGTATTCAGTGAATTTACCTGCTTGTACATATGACAAAACGGGAAGTTTTCTCATTGTTGTAATCACAGAAATATTTTCCTTCGATGATATGCCGTAAAGGATGTAAGACTCAGTTGTATTAAAAAATTGAGCAAGCTTTATTAGAGCATCACCATTTGGCAAATTAAGATCTTTTTCCCAATAGCCAACCGCAACACCCGATACGCCACAGTATTTCCCTAGTTCATTTTGTGTCGTCTTGGTTGTCTTACGAAGCTTTTTTATTCTGCTTCCAACAGTATCCATTTTCATTCCGAGGTTAGTTTTAAACTAAGTTATCTTAGTTTTTATTGATAAAAGAAAACTTATATTTTAATATCTAATAAAACTTATATTGGAGGTGCTTATGACAACTAATGAAGTTGAAGTTTACTTTGGTGATGCTAGCAAAGTCGCTAGTTTTTTTAAAATTACGCCAGAAGCCTTTTATCAATGGAAGAAAAGACCAGGTCAATTAATACCTAAAAATCGAGCAATTGAAGCTGACTTACTAACTGAGGGAAAACTTAAATATAACCCTGAACTTTATAGAAAAAATACCAAAACAGCATAAGGCAATTAACTACCAATAAAAGATAGAGCAGGTAGATATGAGCAAACATTCAATTAAAGAAGTTATCAAAGAAATGTGCAAAGCACTGCCGGGTGGACGTTCTGCTATGGCAGGGGCTCTAGGTATGTCACTCGAGACGTTTAATAACAAGTTATACGAAAAAAATGGCTGTCGTTTCTTTGATATCGATGAACAAGAAGCCATGGAAGACATTTCGGGCACTAAGTTGCTGGTGGAATATCACCTAGATCGCCATGGCATGAGTGCATTACCAAAAATAGAAGCAGAAAAGATAGATCAAGTAGAGCTATTTGATATGCGAATGACATTGGCTGCTATGCAAGGATCACTCGCCGTTTTAATTCAAGAAAGCCTTGTTGATGGTGTTTTAACGGATGAGGAAATAGGGCGTATTTATCGAAAAGCAGGAAAAGTTTTTGCATATGCAATTGGGTTCTTGGATTCACTGAAAGTGTTATACGGTGAAAAACAGGAAGCGACTAAGAAAGGGTGAAGCCAAAGGTATACGGCCTCTGGCTTCGGTTGCCAATTTCAATGATGTGAAGAGAAATAAGCATGAGTAGATTAGCGCATCTAATACCTAAAAAGCAATTTCGCTGTTTACCCTTAACTAAAGAGGGAACATTTCGCTATGTAGAAAGCATACCGAGTGACAATCGATCACACAACTACCGAAAAAATATCGATTTGGTAGATAAGAGGACACTGAAAAAGTCATGGGCTGATTTCTATTTCTTGAGCGGAGGAAAATGCAATGCGAAATGAAGATCCCAATCGTCTTGATCGCTATGTTCATGTCATTCGTTATGATCGAGAAAAACAGCGCGTTATTCTTATGATTGATGGTTGTGAATACGAACAATGTGAGCCGATTCAAAGATTTAAAGAGAGATATACCCGAGTTAAGTGAGGCCTCTTATGAGTGTTAAATTATCTAGTTATGTTTGGGATGGTTGCGCCCATGCAGGTTTAAAACTCACATCAGTCGCTATCATGGCAAGATTAGCCGATTTTTCTAATGATGAAGGTATTTGTTGGCCTTCTGTTGTGACGATTGCTCGTCAAATTGGTGCGGGTGAAAGCACGGTGCGCACGGCAATAAAACAGTTAGAAAAAGAAGGGTGGTTAACCAGCGAAAAGCGCAGAAAAGGCAATCGTAACGCAAGCAATATTTACCAGCTGAATGTAGAGAAACTATACCAATCAGCAAAGAAAGCGCTTTCTCAACCAACAAAATCTGACGTGTCAAAACTTGATGCATCAGGTTTTGACCCATCAAAATTTGTTGCATCAAATTCTGTTCCTTCAGAATCGAGCAAAAATAGGGATTTTGAACCGCCAGCTCCTGAGGGCGATCCATCAGTAACTTCAAAATATGATCCATTAATAAATTATTCTTCGTCGCAGAATTCTGGCGAATCCAGCGACCAGCCCAAAAATGATTTTTTAACTCGTTATCCTGAAGCTGTGATTTACAGCGCCAACTTTCAAAAATGGGGCTCCGCTGACGATTTGAAGTGCGCTAAATGGTTATTCAGCCGTAAATGCGAAGTGTTTCAAGAGATGGGATTAAAAACGCCTAAAGAGCCAAATTTCATTGATTGGGCTAATGATATTCGCTTAATGACAACGATTGATGGGCATACTCACAAAGAAATTTGCCAGTTCTATAAACGAATTACGCAAGATGATTTTTGGAAAAAGAATGTTCAGTGTCCTCGTACACTCAGGGCTCAATGGGATGATTTAACCTTACGTTTGGCGGGTAAGAAAAAAATCACAATCGACTCCGTAGAGCGTGATGAAACATTCCGGCTTATCTGGGGTACGGGTTGGAAACCTAAAAATAAAATCCAAGAATTAGCCGCTATTCAGGCTAAGAAAAATGGTCTAGGCCGAATGAATGAGGTTGCAGGTTTAGCTGCGTGGCGAGGTATTTGGCAACAAGTCGCAGAACAAGTTGCTCAGGAAGTTTTGCTATAAACGAGAGTGGAGAAAAATAACATGAATGGACTAATTGTTATTGATGGTGTTCAAATTCGTCGAGATACCGCAGGGCGTTATTGTTTAAATGACCTTCATCGAGTCTCAGGTGGTGAAAAACGGCATCAACCGTCGAATTGGAGTGCTTTGACTCAAACTAAAGAGTTGGTTGATGAAATTTCAACCGCTCCTGAGATCACAGGAGCGGTTCCCATTGTGACCATTGTTGGTGGGCTTAACCAAGGAACATATGTTTGCAAAGAATTAGTGTATGCCTATGCAATGTGGATAAGCCCATCATTTCATTTAAAAGTGATCCGTACTTTTGATGCATTGATAACACAGCAACACGGCGAAAAGTTAGCCGATAAAGTTCAAGCTGGAGTCATATTGCTTGAATCGATGGCAAAGAGCCTGAATTTCTCAAACTCTTCGAAATTAGGGGCGTATCAAAAATTACAAGCTATGGCAGGCTTACCAGAATTAGCCCCTGTGTATGCGATTGATGCACCAAGCGGATCAATGGATGGTTCAAGTCGTCCAACAGTAGCTTTATCAACACTGATTAGAAAACATCAATTACCTATTTCAGCCCAACAAGCTTATAAACGATTAGCCGATCTCGGCATTGTTGAACGTTTATCTCGTCCAAGTACGAAAACCGCAAACAAAGTGAAAGAGTTCTGGTCTGTGACTGCACGGGGTTGTCAGTTTGGGAAGAACATGACCAGCCCTAATAATCCTCGTGAAACCCAACCCCATTTTTTTGAAAGTAAAACGGATGAATTGATCCGTATGGTGATGCTGAATAAGCGGGTGAGCGCATGAAATTACTATTAACACCCTATATTCAGCCCGATCTTGGTGTTGTTTTATTGAAGCCTGAAGCGGAGTTGCTTGAGCAACTTAAACAACATTCTCGTGTGATTATTAGTGATGTACCAAAGAGTTTAAATAAATGGCCTTCTGGTGCATTAACAGGGAACGAACAACCATTATTGAATAACAAGGACATTATTGGCTTTTTAAATAATGAAAAAGTGATCCAAGCTATGGGCGGGCTGGTATCGATGAATATGTGGATAGGCAGAAATATCCATTGCTGCCAGATTAACGATGAGCATGACAGTTATCATCATCATGAATTAACAACCACATGGCATAAAGACGGTGTGATACGAACCTGTTGGTATCATGATAATCATATTCGTAATTCATCGGCGGGGTGGGTTGCTGAATTAGCGTATAAAAATCGTATTGCTTGGATGATAGACACTATTCGCAGTTGTTTGAGATTAGATGATAGCCATTCGCTGACGATACCTGATTTTTTTGCTTTTGCCGTGATGCATAAACTGGTTAATGAATTACCTGATGCTATATTACGTCGTATTCTAAATTGGTCTGATAAACCTAAAGATCGTAGAGTGCATGGCGGTTTTCCTGAAGCTGATATTGTTCCCAATGAAGTAACAGCGCTATCAGCAATGAATGCGCGTTTAGATGCCATAAAACCCGTTATTAATGTGACTGTCGATCCTGAACCTCCAGCCTCATTTCTTCTTAAACCTAAAATGCGTCGTTGGGAGAATTCTCAATGGATTCAATGGATAAAAACACAGCCTTGTTGTGTTTGCGGACAACAAGCTGATGATCCACATCATATCATCGGCCATGGTATGGGAGGCATGGGAACGAAAGCTCATGACTTATTCACTATTCCATTATGTCGGCAACATCATGACGAGTTACATCGTGATCCCAAATTGTGGGAAGCCACTTACGGCAATCAAATCGAATTGTTATTTTCTTTTTTAAACCGTTCATTAGGAATGGGAGCATTGGTTTAACGTGTATACGGCACGGGGAGTCTAAGTATGAGAGATATGCAGGAAGTTTTATCACGTTGGGGAGCGTGGTCAGCTAATGAGGGAAATAGTATCGATTACTCATCAATCGCAGCAGGCTTTAAAGGATTAATTCCAAGTTCAAGACAAAGCCGAGAGCAATGTTCAGATGATGATGGCTTAAAAATCAATAAAGCGGTATTACATTTAAAGGTAAATAATAGTTACTTGTTTCAGTTGGTTATTATGTACTATGTGAAGAATTATCCTTTACGCTCAATGGCTTCAAAACTCGGTATTTCTCATAATGAAGTGGCTAAGCGATTGCAGACAGCGGAAGGATTTATTGAGGGATGTCTATCGGTTGATAACGTAAAATTAGACATGGATAAAATAATTAGAAAACACCACATTTATAGTATTGCGTAATTACAAAACACAATATATTGTGCTAATGATGGTTTTGATGTTACAGCCCTTATCTATTGAAAACCTCGTGAGTATAGCGGGGTTGTGTTTTTTATAGGTCTACTTAAGCTGATTTACTGCTAAAAATAAAGTTTGCTATCTGTATTTTTCTATGGCTTAATAGCGTCACTGGTTTGGAAGTACAGACCTATTTATGTTAGTAAGTTTAAAGTTGTTCCCGTTTAGCGTTATCCTCGATACCTCTTCATTGTGAATTCCTTCTAATTAATTCCCATAAGTAAAAATACAAAACAAACCGCATATGCCTTATGGCAAATTAAATAAATTAAAGGAAATTCTATGTCTAATACAATGACTGGTACAGTAAAATGGTTCGATGAAGGTAAAGGTTTTGGTTTTATTACTCCAGCTGATGGCAGCAAAGATGTTTTCGTACATTTCTCTGCAATCCAAAGTGATAGCTTCAAAACATTAGCTGAAGGCCAACAAGTTTCATTCACCATGGAAAATGGTATGAAAGGCCCAGCAGCAGGCAATGTGGTGGCTCTCTAAAGGCGCTATTACTATTCGCCTCTATTTTAAATGCCCTTGTTGTAGCGGTTCACAATATAGAACATCACAATTTGATGTCACAGTGAACAACCCACACGGCGCAAAATGTATCTTTTGCAAAAGTGTGATGACAGCTCAAATGAGTTAAGCATTAAATAGTTGAATATACAAAACCTCGCTTCGGCGGGGTTTTTTGCTATCTACAATCTCATATTGGTTAAAGATAAAAAATTTAGATTTTGGGCCTTGAAAAATTTTTGCTCGTTCATATTTATATTTTGGGTAAATAAGATACCACCCATAATTCACGAAATACTGAAGGAGGAGTTATATGCCTAACATTAAACCTTTTTCATTATTCCCAACATTATCTGACAACTTACTTTCAAATCGTTTTGATCAGATAGATCGCCTGTTTAGTCAGTTAACAGGAAGTAAGCCTATTGCATCACCTGTACAGACTTATAACCTGAAACAGATTGATGATAACCATTATGAACTGACAGTGAGTGTACCTGGATATCAAGAAAATGACTTATCGGTTTCATTAAAAGGAAGTCGTTTATTGATTGAAGGGAAAAAAGAAGAAAAATCAGAAGAAGACAATGATAAATGGATCCACCGAGGCATATCTCAAGGGCAATTTACATTGCAATTTGACCTCGGTAAAAATGTTAAAATAGAAAAAGCCGATTTATCAAGTGGGCTTCTGACTATTGCTATTGAGTATGAGTTACCGGAAGAAGAAAAACGGCAAACAATAGCGATAGAAAATAAAGACAAAAGATAATTGAGTTAGATAACGTAAATAAGATTAAGGCTACGCATAATGTGTAGCCTTAATTGTTTTTGTCAGAGGTTCTAAGTTGTATTAATTCAGAGTAGGGCAGATAGAATACAATTAGAGATTACAGTTTAGTCTGAGCAAAGAGCTGACTGTGAGTAAAGCGTGTTTAGATAGCCAACATGTAAAAGAAGTATGAATGGACTGACAGGAGTTGCTATAAAGATGTGTAATTGACGTTCTATGTCTCCCCTGTAATAACAATGTCACTAGTGCTGCCTCCATTTAACCCTTTGTTTTCCACAGGCTATGAAGTGCATAAGGTTCTATATCTTCTGGCTGCGATAATATAGTTCGGCAATCCAAGGTGAATGTTTACCCGTTTCATAAACCATGTGTAATTCTTTTCGAGGACGGGTGACCCCAACATAAAAGAGGCGCCGAGCCTCGCGAAGGGCATTATTTGAAGCTAGATCTCTACTACTCGGGAAATCATATTTATTTACCCCAAACATTATGGCTACATCAAATTCTCGGCCTTTTGCACTATGAAGAGTGCTAAGGGTGATACAGCCAGTTCCTTTTACTTTCCCAGAGAATACATCTAGAGTCACATCTAGTCCCTTGGCGGGATCGGTTCGTTTTAGTAGCTCAGCGATGACATCCCATTCCTGTAGAGTGTTCTGTGAGATATTCATCCAAATGGTAATGATCTCATCATTTAAACGTTTCAGCCACTCGTGGGCACTTTCAGCTTTATCTATTCCGTTTCGCAAAAATGTGATGAGTTGTATGGTCAGTAACTGTTCTTCAGCACGGTTTACGCGGCGACCATAAACAAGAAAGAGCGCCTGACTTAGTAACAGATTAAATGGAGGAGAGGCTTCTTTCCACCCCCCCGTCACCCACTGACTGCAGCCTTCTATGAAACAGGCAAGACGAGAGTTACGTTTTATGAGGGCGTTACTATCAGCGCGTATTATGGCAATATTTCTGGCTTTGAACTCATCAGCAACTTTATCACCAAGCCATGCAGCCCGGTAAAGAACCCCGATACGTTCAGGCTGAAATCCTCTCTCAAGCAACGAGGAAATTAGATCATGCGCGATAAAATGCGCTTGTGCGTCATAATTGCCTTTTATTCCATGGAATCCTAACTCTCCCTCTGGGGTGCCATCAGGACCAACATAATCGCGGTCCTCTCCCAGCGCCCCTAATGATGCCCTTATAATTTTTGCGCCAGAGCGATAGTTGAAACGAAGACGGAATAGTCTCACATCTGCCCGTGAAACTAGACTGTCCAGTAGTCTTGGATTTGCACCATTAAATCCGTAAATGGACTGATCTGCATCACCGACCGCAAATAATCGTATTCCACCGTTAAAGCACAGCAGTAGAACTAGTTCATGAAGAGCATACCCTAGATCCTGATATTCATCTACAAACAAAACAGGATAGCGTGACCGGATAGCGGCACGTACCCATTCATGCTCGTTAATAATACGAAAGGCGATGAGTGGCATATCATCAAAGTCAATGAGCCCCAAGCGACGAAGTTCTGCCTCATAACCTTCAATAAAATCTGCCAGCTCCGGATTGTTATTCCGCCAAGCTGGTAGAAGTCGGTTCACATCTCGGCGTCGTTTTTCTTCTGCAAATTTCCATCGTGCATGAGGATCGCCGACAGCTCCAAATCTAGCCTGGTAAGCTACTTCAACAGCCGCACGACTTTCATCTCTGGTCGCCACACGAAAATCATTTGATAGTAAACCGGGTATACATCGTGAGTAGGGGATTAAAACCTGATTTAATGCAAAGCTATGTACGGTGCCAATAAAGTTCCGATCATCAACAGTGACATTAAAGCAGGCCAGACGTCCTTCGAGTTCGGATGCGCATTCATTGTTGTAAGTAATACAGGCTACTCCTCGGGGATCAGTAATCTCATCAATTAGGGTGCGAGCCATAGCTGTTGTAAGTGTTTTGGTCTTCCCGCTACCAGGTCCTGCAATAACTACACAGTGGCTGGTGTATGTGGCCGCATCGTACTGCTCTCTGTTTGGCAATAGCTCATTCAAAGCCTCTGAAAGCGAGCGCTGGTTAGACATTTGACACCACATATCTAATAGCTGAAGCAATATATTCGGGAGGTGCAAGTTCAGGCGCTTTTTTCTTCAATTTGGAAGCTAACCGCCCTTTGCCTATGTCAGATATCATCGCAAGAAGTTGTGTCGGGTCTGGAACTATACCGTTACGCCATGACGCAATCCTTGATGAACGTAACATACCAAATTCCTGTTCATCGAGAATATCAAGTAGTGCTTCTTTGAGACCTGTCGTATTAGCTACAGCGACTTCAAATGTCTGATTGTTTAAAAAAATGCCAATTTTTTCAAATGTAGCCTTACAGGTTTCATAAGAATTATTATTGAACCAAATAATATTTTCGGGGGTTAGTTTTTTCAGTTTTTTTGATACATCACTATATGCCTGCCAAATATCAATTGAACGAGTTTTACCCATCGGTTGTTTTGTACCATCCAGTGGATCCCAGTCAGTTATGACGGAAAAAGGTAGTCCAAGGCTGGCTGCCAGTTTCACGTATGGTTTAAAATTAACTCCAGCTACGTTACATACCGTAATCCCAAGCTGGTCGAGATTGATCCCGATGGCCTGTGCGAAACCTGGAAGTAAAACCTCCTCAGCATCGCCTTCAACAAATATCACTCCGTTAGCAAAAAGCAGTTCTGATCTTGTTGCCGTTAGATATCGCTCAATGTCGTCGAGTTCTTCGCTGGTTATTGGCAGTTTGGCTAGGGAAAAAACTCTCGATTTCCCGTCAGGATCCCTATAAATGCGAACTACGGAACGAAGAGGAGCAATGGTCGCTAGTGTGGGAGAATGGCTCGTTACAATCAATGACTGATCTTTGTCTGCATTATTGAAGAGTTTGTCAAAAACAGCGCGTTGCAGTTGGGGGTGCAGATGTGCTTCGGGTTCTTCAATACAAAGTAGGGAGAAGTTACGTTCATTCTTTTCACGTCGCCATGCAAACTCTGCTAACTTGAGTGATATCAGAGCAACGTTCGCAGAACCTAAGCTTGCTTCAATGATGCCTCTCTTTCCATCATCAATGAACATAGAGATAGAACGCATCAATCTGAGCGGGTCAGTCGGTGCAAAACGGAGGCGGGCATCTAAATCGTGAGTAGTCCCAGCCAGATCAAGAATGCCACCACGCAGAGATTTTTCAAGTTCCCTAATTGAAGGGAATTTTTCCATGGTTTCTGTTGCTGACTGAAGCTCAATTGCTACGCGATCTAAATCGGCTCGACTTAGTGAAGAAAATGCATCTTCTAACAAGGGACGCAGCGGGGAATTTCTCCAGGAAGCAAGCTGTGCTTCTGCATCACGTAGCGCATCCAACATATCAATGGAAATCCGGCGCCTGACGCGACCTGGAATGGCTCTCGATTCCTGACCTCCGCCAAAAACAATAAACTCACAGTCTTCACCTGAACGTGGAGCCCCATCAACTTCTTCCTTTTTACGGAAAATGTAGCTTAACCTTGCTACGGAGGGATCTTCTGCAATACGAAAATCGGTCAACAGAGCTGAGAGGGAAGGGTCACTGTCAAAATCGGAGAATTCAAGGTGCACCTCAATTTGAGGGCTAGATTCAAGATCACAGCCATCCCAGAAATCAGATAGTTTAAGTAACCTGGCTGAATCAGGCAGAGTGGGATCAATAACCAGTCGAATTGCAAAAAGTAGATTACTTTTACCGACACGATTTTCCCCTAATAATACAACACTACCTGCTAGGGAAATGTCAGCTGCCTCAAAGTTTCTAAAATTGCGGATTCCGAGCTTTGATAAATACATAAAACTTCCTCTAAATGCATTATATAGGCTGTGGAAGGAGTCCTTATGGCAAAAAGCTCGGAAAATTTAACAGTAACGGTTCTGAGCAATTTTACTTTATTCTTTTCTTATCATCGGCTGTTAACGGCAAAATTTCAACACTTGGATTTAGGATTTACTGTAATGGGGACTGCTTCTTTGCCTTCTTTGTCACTGAGCAGGCTGTTAGATTAAATTTAGTTTTGTGTCATATATGTGTCGGGCAAAATTTGAACAGATACATCTAAATCATGGATATGAACGGGTTTTACTTAACGCAAAATAAAAAAATGCCGATACGCTAGGAGTCATATCGGCATATAAAATAAACGCAAGAAGCAATGTAAGTCATGTCGTACTAATTCGTATCAAACCTGTCAATTCGATACACATGTAATGATAATTATTCTCATTAATATATTCAACCCTAAATTAAATAAGGTTACTTTGTAGCCTTTTCATCTACGCCGACCACAGAATCAACATCCACTTATACCGTTCACACAAGAGCTGTGAGTCGGCACCTTATTAACTAAATAAATCGGTAAATTTTATGTCAAAAGAGATAAGCGAATTACAGTTTAGTCTTCACTATGCCTCAGAAACAGACAGTGAAATGAATACTTCAGCCATTTTAACGGCGAATATCCATACGGCTGATGGCGAAACTCAACAACTCACACAATTAATTTGCACGACATCTCCCTCAGGTAAAAAGCAATATCGAATCGGTACACAAAAAATTAATGATGCAGGCGATCCATTGCTGGTGGCGATTGAATCTTATTGGCGCAAAAATACACAAGAGAGTTGTGTTTATTTGTTAGAGAAAGCGAAGCAATTTATTCAAGGACACTTACAACAAACGAATACATGGATATCCATGTACGGACTTGTGATTGTTTCTAATGCGTCACTTGAAGAGCAGTTGCCTGAAGGTTTATTAAAGGCACTTAAAGTATCAATACCCGCCTAATTTTTATCGTTTCACTTTTAACTTTCTCACACTAATTATCAACGGACACTCCTCTGGGGGTGACTATGCGTATGGATAAATTAACCAATGTGACTTATGGAACCGCAGGCCTAACGGCCTTTTTTGCCAGTCTCTCTTTATATGAATGGGGATTTGTTATCGGGATGGCATTCAGCATGGTTCTGGGGTTAGCCACTTACTTTATGACTCGTCGAGAGCAACGAAAACGCACTCAATTATTTGAAGAGCTTGTTCGTCATGTTGACCCGCAAAACCCGACCGAAACCCTAAAAAGGCTTGCTGAATTAATGGTGAAAGCGCCAAAGGATATTTAATGTCTCTCAAACAAAAAATAGCGGCGATAACAACAGCAGGAGCCACAGCAATTGCGATAGTAGTGATAGCCCATTTTGAAGGTGTGCGTTATGAACCTTATCGTGATGTGGCAGGTGTTTTGACGGTTTGTTATGGGCATACAGGCAAAGACATTATTCAAGGTAAGAGATACACACAACAAGAATGTGATGCGTTATTACAAAACGATTTTATTAAGACACAACAGCAAGTCGATACATTAATCAAAGTACCACTCGATGACTACACTAAAGCCGCTTTATATTCCTTTGCTTTTAATGTGGGTGCCACCGCATTTTCTCGCTCAACATTACTCAAGAAGCTAAACGCTGGTGATAGAGCGGGTGCCTGTGAAGAAATAAAACGTTGGGTATATGCGGGTGGAAAGGTTTGGCGAGGGCTTGTCAGTCGTCGAGAAGCGGAGTCTGCACTATGTCATGGAAACCTTTAATCATCATTATCAGCTTTATCCTTGCATTACTCATTACAGTCGCTGGTGGCATTTATCTCTTGATTGATAACTCATGTACTAAAGACCAAGTGAGTTTAGAAAAACGCTGTCAAATTGCACTCTCACATCATCGGTACTAATCATGAAATACGGGAAACTCTATGCCGTCATCGCGATGGTAGGCATCATTGTGGGAGGCTATTGGGTGGTTAATTGGCAAGCTAATAGGATTAATTCACTGACAGATACCAACAAAAAACTGACAGTAGCTCTCGAAGAACAGAAGTCTATTAATATTGATTATCAAGCACGCATAATGCGGTTAAACCAACTGGATATTCAATATACGCAGGAGTTAGCGAATGCCAAGAATGAAATTAGTCGCTTGCGTGATATTAGCGAGCGTCATCCTGAGCGGGTGTATATCAAAGCCGAGTGCCCAAAAAGCAAAACCACTTCCGCCACCAGCTTGGCTTATGCAACCACCGCCCGACCTACTGACACCGCTCTCCGAAATTATTGGTTACTCAGAGAACGAATTGCAGAGTCAGAGCAAATGATTAAAGGGTTGCAGAATTACATTAGAGTGGAGTGTGTGAACTAAAAAAAAGCCCTACGTAGAGTACGAGGGCAAAACTGAAATTTGTCGAAAAAATATCAATCTTAATAAAGATAGCACTTATAAGTGAATATACCTATAGTGCGGCAAAAATATTATTTTAATAAGTGGTTACAATATACTTAACATTAATTTGCTAAATAGTTTTAATAAGTCAGATGGAATGATTCTTATTTGTGTTTTTGTTTTCTTTTAAAAAAGATATTTTTTGTGATAAAAATAAGAATAATAATATTAAATGGTAACTATAAGGTTATTTAATTATAAGGGTATTTATGTTCAATCATGGCATGAAAAAATTTTTTTTTAGAATTTGATGCCATTAAACCTTGGTAAATACTGAATGGTACTTCCTTATATCGATATTGTTCTCCATGTTTACAGTCGATTTCTAGCATTTTAGTTTGATAATCGTAAGCAACAGAAATAATTTTAGATGATGCAATGTAAATTTTGTCCATTAGACTAATCACTATTAATAAAAATAAAATGGGATAAAATAAAAGAGTAAATAAATTTTTACTTTAGTAACTTTTAATATTAGTAAAAATATTCAACTTATTTTTATATAAAGAAGAAATATGAGTTAAATTTATTATTTGTGTGAAGCTTCTCACATTAGAGATGAAAAATAAGTTCCAGCATCACGCATGGACAAAATTAAATAAAGAACTTCTCAAGAGGAATATAGTGATATTAATTCAGTATCGCTTTGTTAAGCAAATAAGCGAATTGAATACTTTCAATTGTTTTTTTAATTAACTATTGAATACAAATAAAATAACCCTGCGAGTTTGAGTTTACCGTGGGGCTAAATTTAAGCGAAAAATAAATACCTATAAATCATACCGCTACTCTTATTTCAATGCCAATAGAAATAGAAAGCGTCGCGTTGTCGCCGTCTCCTATGTTAGCCATGACCTATTTTATTTCTCGATAGAGAGCGCATAGTGAGAGTCAAAAACAACGAATACCACCGTTTTGTTATTTTTCGGTCATTATCAGCAACGTCAGCTGTAGGTAGAAGAAGGGGCGTGACGATGGAGAGACATCAATATATTTAATTCTACAAACGTCATTTATTTAGTGACGTATATGGATAGCCATCAGTTAACCGCTGGTGGCTTTTTTTATACGTATTTCATCGCTCATTCACAGAGCAATTCAAAAACGTCGAATCCAATCACTTTGATATGAGCCTTCGAGAAAGTCAGTTATAGCTGGCGAGCTTCGACGGGCTGATTTTCTATGTGAACGAGGGTTCATTTCAAATGAAGGTAATACGTTATGCAATATCCAAGAGTAAGTATTAATGGTGTGTCTGTCCGTGTTGATAGTGAAGGTAGATATAATTTAAATGATCTTCATGCGGCCGCTGTTGCGGATGGTAAAGCAACGGAATCACAAAGGCCTGGTGCATTTTTGAAAAGTCGTCAAGTAAGGCGATTTGTTCACGCTTTAAGCGATGCAACAAAAAGTGCATCGGTTAAAGTGATTAAAGGTGGACTCAACCAGGGAACTTGGGCTTTAGAGTTAGTCGTTATTAGATATGCAGCTTGGTTAAAGCCGGAATTTGAAATCCTTGTCTACAACACGTTTAAAGAGGCTACGAGGAAGGGATTAGATGTCATGTCTAAGTTGAACAAGCTAGATCATGTCATTAATACCGAAACTAAAAATATAAGTAACTGTGCAAGAACGATGGCTAACTGGGGAGTTGGTGGTAGAAAGCAGTTACTACTAACAGCGAGGGAACGAATTCTTAAAGAAGCTCAAATCTATATTCCTGGTATTGAATAGCGTTCCTTAAAATTGAGGATATTGATTTAAAATAAATCAAACTATCATCACACTAGCAACCACTCATAATCAATGGGCGGATAAGGCTGATTATGAACATTATGTTATTAGTAGCGATAATTCTTTAGGTTTTAGTACGTCTAGTGACGTTATATTCAAAGGAATTATTACCTGCAATAAGCAATCATCAATAGAAGCTGATGTTGTCAGAAACAAAACATGAAAAAACGCAATGTCTATGGTGGTCGCTGGGCAAAGGTACGATTAGCGTTTCTTAATGAACATCCGCTCTGTGTCATGTGCCAAGAGCAAGGGCGCATTACTGCGGCCACAGTAGTTGACCACATTATTCCGCATCGTCTTAAAGAAGCGCTTGAATCAGGTGATAAAGAACGTATCGCAAAAGCCCAAGCTTTATTCTGGGATAAAAATAACTTTCAAAGCTTATGCGAACTGCATCATAACTCGACCAAACAACGTATCGAAAAGAGTGGCAAAGTCATTGGCTGTAATGCGGATGGTATTCCACTCGATCCCAATTCTCATTGGCATCAATAACACAATGAATACTGGGTGGAGGCGGGGTAAAAGTTCAGACACTTTCGCCCTGATTACCTAGCGCCCTCATTTGTGTGCACAACCGCGAAATGAAAAGTTTTTTTCTGGGAGGTTCCGATGGCAGGAAGACGCCCGAAACCGACCCACTTGAAGGTGGTCACCGGTAATCCGGGAAAACGAAAACTCAACGATAAAGAACCCCAACCCAAACGTGAAATTCCAAGCCCACCCGAACATTTAACGGATTGGGGGAAAATGGCGTGGGCAAAATTAACCTTAATACTCGATGGGATGGGCGTTTTAACCGTGGCTGACACGCTGGCATTAGAACGGCTGTGTGATATCTACGCCGATATTCTTCAATTGCGAGACACCATTGCCATTGAAGGTAAGACATACACCACAAAAACCCAATTAGGGGATTTTTTAATTAAAGCGAATCCAGCGGTTGCCATGTTGGACAAAAAAGACGGTCTTTTTAAAAGTTATTTAGTCGAGTTTGGTTTAACCCCCGCCGCTCGTTCGAAGGTGAAGATGGATGGTGGAGAAGAAGAGGAAGATCCGCTCAACCAATATTTCGGTTGATCCCGCAACGCAATACGCGCAAGACGTACATCAAGGCAAAATCTTAGCGGGGCCTGATATTCGCCATACATGTGCACGTCATCTCAAAGACTTAAATGAAGCCGAGCAACGAGGATTAGTCTGGGATGTTGAGGCTGTCAAAAGGGTGATCGACTTTTTCGCGAAAGTCTTAAAGCTCAATGGCGGGGAACATGAAGGCAAACCGTTTATTTTATTGCCTTGGCAATGCTTTGTGATTGGTTCCATTTTTGGCTGGAAAATGACTGATGGAACACGCCGATTTCGCATGGTGTACGTTGAATCAGGCAAAGGTTCAGGAAAATCACCGATGGCAGGTGGCGTTGGGTTGTATTGTTTAGTCGCTGACAGTGAACCGCGTGCCGAAGTGTATGCGGCAGCCACGAAAAAAGACCAAGCCATGATTTTGTTTCGTGATGCGGTGGCGATGGTTGATCAATCTCCTGCATTAAGTCAGCGGATCACCAAATCAGGCGGAACAGGTAAAGAGTGGAACTTGGCTTATTTGAAAACGAGTTCATTCTTTCGCCCGATTAGCTCAGATGATGGGCAATCAGGGCCTCGTCCCCATTGTGCGCTGATAGATGAAATTCATGAGCACAAAAATAATACTGCCGTTGAGATGATGCGAGCGGGCACAAAAGGTCGGCGACAAGCCTTGATATTTATGATCACCAACAGTGGCCATGATAAAACCAGTGTGTGTTATGACTACCATGAATACGGTCGAAAAGTCGCCGAAGGCACTATCGAAGACGACAGCTTCTTTTCCTATATTTGCTCACTGGATGAGGGCGATGATCCCTTTAAGGATGAGTCTTGCTGGGGGAAAGCCAATCCGTCATTGGGCTACACCTTTTCTGATCGCTACTTACGCGAACAAGTGACTCAAGCCCGAGGTATGCCCGCGAAAGAAAGCATTGTGCGTCGGCTCAATTTTTGTCAGTGGGTGGATGCCGATAATCCGTGGATTAACAGTGAAACATGGATGCGATGTGAAAACACGTTCACATTCGATGATCTTCAAGGTGAAGAGTGTTATGGCGGATTGGATTTATCAGGAACCAAAGATTTAACCGCATTAGCCTTGTATTTCCCTCGTCTTAAACGTCTTTATGTCGAATTTTGGACACCCAAAGACACCTTATTGGATAGAGCAAAAACCGACCGAGTGCCCTACGACTTATGGGTAAGGCAAGGTTTTATGCATACCACGCCAGGGAATGCGGTGAGGTATGAATTTGTGGCAGAACGCATTGCTGAAATGGCGATGCACGTCAGCATGAGAGCCATTGCCTTTGACCCTTATCGCATTAAATACCTTGAACCCAAACTCGATGAAGCGGGTGTGACGGTTCCTTTAACTCCGCATGGACAAGGATATTACAAAGCTAAAGATTCAGGGCTATGGATGCCACACTCTATCGAACTATTTGAACAGCTCATTGATGACAAGAAGATTGAGATCCACACCAATCCTTGTTTGAGATGGAATGCCGCATCCGCTGTGCTTGAGGCTGACCAAAAAGATAACCGCGTCTTTGCCAAGAAAAAAAGCACTGGTCGAATTGATGGTGTGGTGGCATCAGCAATGGCGATTGGGGCTGCGGAAGGTGAGGTTGATGATGGCAACCTTGATGATTTTTTCTCTAACCCATTGAGTATGTGATGACAGATAAACAATATTCAATCGATTTGCGCACTAATCATGGTTGGTTTGCGCGTCTGGCTTCCTTCTTTGTTGGGGGAAGACTTGTGACACCTGAACAAGGTTCACAATCAGGAACTATCTCAGCGCAAGGCTCGCTTGGTGATTCTTCTGTAAATGATGAACGAATACTCCAAATATCCACGGTTTGGCGTTGTGTTAGCTTAATTTCGACGTTAACGGCTTGTTTGCCACTGGATGTGTTCGAAACGGATAAACAGGGAAATAGAACCAAAGTCGATTTCAGTCACCCATTGGCTCGATTACTGCGGTATTCACCCAATCAATATATGACCGCTCAAGAATTCCGAGAGGCAATGACTATGCAGCTTTGCTTTTATGGTAATGCTTTCGCCTTGATTGAGCGAAATAAAGTCGGTGATGTGATTAGCTTGCTTCCTCTGTTGTCTGCCAATATGGATGTACGCATGGAGGGGAAGAATATTATCTATAAATATCAGCGTGATCATGAGTTTGCGAAATTTAAACAACATGAAATTTTTCATTTAAAAGGGTTTGGTTTTAATGGATTAGTCGGATTGTCGCCTATTGCTTATGCGTGTAAGACAGCAAGCACGGCCGTTGCGATGGAAGATCAACAACGTGAGTTTTACGCTAATGGGGCTAAGTCTCCTAAAATTCTGACAACGGGCGATAAGGTATTGAATAAAGAGCAACGTAGCCAACTTGAAGAGAATTTCAAAGAAATTGCGGGTGGTCCCGTTAAAAAACGATTGTGGATCTTAGAAGGGGGATTTCAAGCACAAGATATTGGTGTTAGTCCTCAAGATGCAGAAACAATGTCTTCCCGCAAATTTCAAGTCAGTGAATTAGCCCGTTTCTTTGGTGTTCCCCCGCATTTAGTCGGCGATGTTGAAAAATCAACAAGTTGGGGAACAGGTATTGAGCAACAAAACTTAGGTTTTCTTCAATATACCTTACAACCCTATATCTCCCGATGGGAAAACTGCATTGCGCGTTGGCTTCTAAAACCCCCCGAAGTGGGAAAATACCATGCTGAACATAACCTTGATGGATTATTGCGAGGCGATTCTACTTCACGCGCCGCGTTTATGAAAGCGATGGGAGAATCGGGGCTAAGAACTATTAATGAAATGCGACGGCTCGATAATTATCCTCCTCTTGAAGGTGGAGATGTCGCTTACCGGCAAGCACAATATTTACCGATTAACCAACTCAATAAAGAGCCTCACGAAAGTGGGGCTTAATTATTTATGGGGGTTCAATGCCTGATATTAGAAAAACACTGAATTTTGATGAAGCGGAAATCAAATTTACGGGTGATGGCACACAAGGCGTTTTCGAAGGTTATGCCTCTGTATTTAGTCATCAAGATTCCGATGGTGACATTATTTTACCCGGTGCGTTTAAGCATGTTTTAGATAAGCAAAAACAAAAAGTCGCTATGTTTTATAACCATCGAGTCTGGGAGCTTCCTGTGGGGAAATGGGAGTACATGGAGGAAGATCAAAAAGGATTACGAGTGAGAGGACAACTGACACCCGGTCATAGTGCGGCTCAAGATCTAAAAGCGGCAATGAAGCATGGCACGGTTGACGGGCTTTCTATCGGATTCGGTTGTCTGCGTAATGACTTTGAGCGAACACCTTCAGGTCGTATTTTTAAAAATATCTCCCTGTTACGTGAAATTAGTATTTGTACATTTCCCGCTAATGACCAAGCACAGGTTTCATCACTCAAGAGCATTGATGGGTTATTAACGATCCGAGATATTGAGGATTGGCTGAGAGAGTCAGCCGGTTTATCAAAATCAGAAGCAGTCGGTTTTATTTCCCGCTTCAAATCCGCTATTCGGAGTGAGTCCGATGACACTCAACAATCCCTAGTCGCATCCATTGTTAACCAAATTAATGCATTTAATCTGAAAGGATAGAATATGTCTGACTTAGCTATTATCCAAGAAGCCATCGAAGGATCACAAAAAAAGGTGCAAGAGCTCTTCGATGCACAGAAGAAAGAAATTGAAGCTACTGGCGCAGTTTCAAAGCAATTACAAACAGATTTAGTCTTAGTTCAAGAGGAATTAAAAAAAGCCGGTGAACGTCTGTTTGATTTAGAGCAGAAAGGGGCAACGAGCGCTGATGATCCTAATGTGAAAAAAGATTTTTCTGAGCGAGCAGCAGAAGCGCTGACAAAATCATGGAATGGGAGTCAGGCTTCTTATGAAGTGAAAACTTTTAATAAATCATTAGGCAGTGATGCGAGTTCAGCCGGTGTTCTCATTCAGCCGATGCAAGTACCGGGTATTATTATGCCGGGTATGCGTCGTTTAGTTATCCGCGATTTATTAGCACAAGGTCGTATTTCCAGTAACTCACTGGAATATGTACGCGAAAAATTGTTTACCAATAGCGCGGCACCCGTGAAAGAAAAGGTACAGAAACCAGAATCTAATCTGACTTTTGAAAAACAAACGGCAAATGTGATCACTATTGCTCATTGGATCCAAGCGTCTCGCCAAGTGATGGATGATGCTGTGCAGTTACAGTCTTACGTTAATAATCGCTTATTGTATGGCTTAGCATTAGTGGAAGAGGAGCAATTACTTAATGGTGACGGTACTGCGGATAATTTGACGGGGATTAATCATGTTGCCACTGCCTATGATACCACGTTGAGTGCTACGGGTGACACGCATGCTGATCTGATTGCTCATGCCATTTATCAGGTGACAGAATCTGAATTTAGTGCCTCCGGTATTATTTTAAATCCTCGTGATTGGCATGCCATTGCGTTAATGAAAGATAAAGAAGGGCGTTATATTTTTGGTGGCCCACAAGCGTTTACTTCAAATGTAATGTGGGGATTACCTGTTGTTCCCACAAAAGCACAAAAACAAGGCGAGTTTACTGTTGGTGCATTTGATTTGGCGTCTCAAGTATGGGATCGAATGAATGCAGTTATCGAAGTGAGTCGAGAAGATCGTGATAATTTCGTGAAGAATATGCTGACCATTTTGTGTGAAGAACGTTTAGCCTTAGCCCATTATCGCCCTCAAGCCTTAATTAAAGGAACTTTCCCAACGTCTGGAAGAAGTGCTTAAGTAATAGGTCGGGGTAGGTAACTATCCCGTATTACATCATGAATATCTTAGATGTCATTCCTCTTTCTTTATTAAAACAGCATCTCGAATACAGCGGTGATGATCGTGATGAGCAGATTCTATTTTATGCTCAAAGCGCATTAAATTATTGTTTGAGATGGTGTGATGAACCAGCATGGAAATCACCTGATGATATCCCTTATGAAGTGAAATCGGCCATGCTTTTGGTGCTGGGGGATATGTTTGAACATCGAACCAGCCAAAGTGAAATTCTGTTATATGAAAATAAAGCAGTAGAACGATTGTTACTGCTTTGTCGAAATTGGCGAGGTAGTTAATGGATCCGGGACGATTACGCCACACTATTCATATTCAAAAACCAGTATTAGCGCCTGATGCCATCAGTGGCAATGATGTGATTTGGACGGATCATGCGACAAAAGTACGTGCAGCGATCATGCCTTATCAAGGGCGAGAATATTTTCAAGCTCAGCAAGTACAAAGTGAGGCCACAACGCGAATTCTTATTCGCTATATTGCTGATATTGATACCTCGATGCGTATTGTATGGGGTAAGCGAATATTTAATATTATTTCGATTATTGACCCTTATGAGCGTCATCGTGAGCTTCAATTAATGTGTAAAGAGGGCGTGAATGATGGGGGAGATTAAAATCAGTGGATTGTCTGAACTCGCTCAACGAATGCAAGACATCGCCCGCAAAACCAGAAATCAAAGCGCACGTAAGGCGATGAATGTAGGGGCTTCGGCGTTAAAAGAAGAAATCAAACATCGAGTACCTATTCTTAAGGAAACGGTGCCTCATCGACGCAAAGGCACCATCAAGCGCAATATTCGTTCTAAAACGAAAGTGCAGCGCAATGGGCAAGTTAAAACGCGCATTTGGGTGAAATCATTATCGGGTAAAAAGGTGTCTGCCTTTAAACAGGCAACGGGAAAAAGTGCGGCATTGAACCCGAATGATCCGTTTTATTGGTGGTTTGTCGAGTTTGGCACCGCCAAGATGCCCGCACAACCGTTTATGCGGCCCAGTTTTGAAGCGAAAAAGGAAGCGACGGCTAAAGTGATTGTTCAAACACTCAAAGGGGATATTGAAAAAGCAAGGTAGAGACCATGATACAGCAATTAAAAGAGACCCTTTCACCGCTTGTCGATGGAAGGGTTTTTTTTCAGGTATTACCCGAAGGCAAAGGGCATTATCCCGCCATTGTGATCCAGTTTGTCAGCATCACGCCTAACAGTGCGCTGGAGGATACGGATTTAGACAACTATCGTGTGCAACTTGATGTGTATGCGCCACAGCCACAACCCCTTATGGTCTTGCGTAAAAAGATTGAAACTCAGATTGTTGCGACAATCCCATTTGCACAACGGGTGAATGCGGTTTTTGGGTATGAAGCGGATGTCAAATTGCATCGGCTTGTTCTTGAATTAATGATTTCATCAGATAAATAAGGAATGGATATGGCAAAGTCAAAAAACCATAAAGCGACGCCTTTCCTCGGCACGAAGATCTTTGTGCAAACAGGCTTAGGGGAGGCGATGACCGTGACGGAAGCGACGTTATCACCCGCAACCATTACCATCGCCAATAATAAGCTGAAAGCGGATGACATGATTATGTTATCGGGTTTAGGGGAGTTAGATGGGCGTTTCCCCATTGCACAGGTTGATGGCAATAAAGTGACCCTGTGCGACGAAGTGGATTGGAGTGATAAAACGCTACCTACGGATTTTGTAAACGCCAAAGCACAACGTATTCAATGGTCTAATAATTTTTGTGCAGTAAAAAGCTTTAGCAAAGACGGTTCAACGACTGAACAAATCGATGTCACCACCATTTGCAGTGATGGCAAGGAATATGAATCTGGCGATACGGAATACGGCTCAATTAAATTGACCTTTTTCTTACGGTATAGCTCCAGTGAGGTGCAGCGACTCTTGCGTAAATATGAAAACAGCAAAGAAAAATTTGCGGTGAAAATGGTCTTAACGCGAGATGAAGGCTCCATGTTTTATTACGGCTCTGTCGAGACAGGTATGAACATTGATGGCAGTGTAGGGCAAATGATGGATTCGGGGATTTCGATTAAATTGTCTGGCCGTGATTATTTGAATGCGAAGAAATAACCCCTAATTCACCTCTTTCATTATTTCTCTTCTCCCTTCTCGATAAAAATCTTAGGAGTGATTATGTCTAACGCGTTATTGCGTGAATTAGTGTTAAACCAAGCACTGAAAGTGACGCCTTTTACCTATTTAGACAACACCTTTTATGTCAAAGAGTTGGATGTTGGCACCATGAATTACATTCAGCGCAAACTTCGCCAAATTAAAATCAAGCTCGCTGAGGCGCAGGACATTTATTTAGACGAAGACGATCCCGAACAATTTAATGAGGCGATAAATCGTGTCTACGATGAATATGATGTCGCCAGAATGTTGGCTTTTAAGTTGTGTGATGAAAAAGGGGAACTGCTTTTTGATGCCGAAAATGAAGAAGACTTAAAAGGTCTTAATCGTCTAGGGCAAGGGTTCTCTAATGCGGTGTTTACAGCAGAAGCGGGGAATAGCGAAAAAAACTTGGAGAACGGCGACAATTTCAATTGATATTGTCGCTGGCATTGGGAAAAACCCTCGCGGAAATCGAGCAAATGCCCGAAAGCCACTTGTGTGAATATGAAGCTTTTTATCGCAAACAACCCTTTGGTTTATGGCGAGAGGATTATCGGATGGCACAAGTGGCGCATCTTCTTGCGATGATAAATCGTGATCCGAAAACGTCTCCGCCTGAATTGATGGATTTTATGCCGATGTGGAAGAAGAAAATCACGGAAGAAGAGGTGTGGGATAATGTCACTGAGAGTGTATTAGCTAATCGATAGCCCTTTTGTTGGGGCTTTTTTATTGTTTTAAGGAGTTTTTATGGCTGGCGCATTAGGTAGATTAAATATTGATTTGACGCTGAATACGGCAAGTTTCACAAATGCGATCAACCGTAGCCAGCGCCAAACAGAACAATTTGGGCAAAGTATTCGCGTCAGCCTTCAAGCTATCACCGTGCAACAAGAGCGAATGGTATCGCAAACCGCAAAATCCTCGGCGCTTTTTGCCCGTTTTGCGAGTGTCACCGCAAGTGCATTATCCATTCATCAAGTCATTAATTATGCCGATAGTTGGACGGAATTACAGAACCGCTTAAAACTGGTGACAGAAAGCTCCGTTGAGTTAAATAAAGCCACACAAGCGGTTTATGATATTGCCCAAAAAACCTATCAATCATTGGATGCCACAGCACAGGTTTATCAACGTTTTGCGGATAATGCCGATCGCTTAGGATTAAGTCAGCAAAAAGTCGCTGAACTCACGGAAACCGTCTCAAAAGCCGTGGCGATTTCAGGAGCGAGTGCAACCGCAGCCCAAGCGGCATTAACTCAATTTGGTCAAGCATTAGCCTCGGGTCAGTTACGTGGTGAAGAGCTAAATTCAGTGATGGAGCAAACGCCTGCGTTAGCGAAAGCCATCGCTGACGGAATGGGTGTTAGTGTGGGTGAACTAAGGAAGAAAGCCCAAGACGGTGAAATGACGATTGAGAAGGTCATTCAAGCCTTAGAACGTGCAGCCGACAGTGTGGATAAAAAATTTGCTACCAGCGTGACAACGGTTAGCCAAGGTTTCACTAACCTTCAATCGGCGATGACCAAATTTATTGGTGAAGCGAATCAAGGTACAGGTGCGACTCAGCTTTTTACCACAGGGATGACCACTCTTGCCGATAATCTATCGTTAGTCGCTAAAGTAGTCGAAGGGATCGCCGTCACGGCATTGGTAGCAAAACTCTCTCAATGGACGAAAGCCACTTATCTGAAAAATCAGACAACGTTGAATGAAGCCAAAGCCACATTACAGAGTGCAGAGGCAAACAGTGTGGCAGCAACCAGTGCTGTGAGGAAGGCATGGGCGGATAAAGAAGCCGCCACATCGGCGCTCAATAGAGCCAAAATGGAATATCAAGTTGCTAGAGGCACTAACGCGGAAAAAATAGCACTCGATAATCTTATCGCCACAAAGTCACTCGCAAGAACAGCCTCTCTAAATTATACACAGGCATTAACCGCCGAAAACGTTGCTCAACGTGCATTAACGACCGCTCGGCGTCAATCAACGGTGGCGGGGCGAGCACTTAACAGTGTTATGGGATTAGCGGGTGGCCCTATTGGATTAGTGGTGACTGGTGTTGCAGCATTGGGAATGGGATTGTATGAATACAGCGAAAATGTCAAACAAGCCAAACTCGAATCGATTGAATTTGCTCATTCCCTTGATACATCAACAGAAGCGTTAAACAAAATGAGCAATGCCACGTTAGTGGCAAATTTAAGCAAAGTTTCATCGGGCATTAACGCGCAATTGGAGAAAATCGAGGAGCTTAAACAACAGGTTATTTCCTTACAAGGTTTATCGAAATACAGCGTTGAGAGTGAAAAGGCGTTTACTGAACAAGGTATGGGGGATTTATACCTTAAACGAGTAGCTGAAAAGCAAAAAGAGCTTGATGCTGCGATGGGGATATATGCAGAGCAAGTTAATAACTTAGAGCGTCAGCGAGCCAATATGCAAAATATGTTGGCGACACTCAAAGACAAAGTGGGCGATCAAGCTCCTGAATATAAACGCTATGCTACTGAGTTACAAAATGTTGATGCCGTTATCAATTCACTTAAGGCGAGTTTAAAGAGTTTAGGCATTGAATATGAATCACTCATTGATATCACGCTTCAGGCGACAAATAGCCAAGTGAATGCCGCCACGGCGATTGCTAAACAGATTGATGAATCGATTGAAAAATCGCAACGTTCAGTGGCAAAAGCACAAGCCACAGGGAAGGCATTAGCCAAATTAAATGCAGAAGATGTATTGGCTTCACGCAAAATTACGCCAGATATGCAAGGCTACGATAAGGCCTTACAAGCTGAAATTGAGGCACAACTGGCACTGCAAGCCAAACGGACGTATAAGCCCAGCCACAAATCAACCATTGATTATGCCAAACAGTACACCAAAATCTTAACGGAATTAGAGGAAAAACAAGCCTCACTGATTGCAGATGGACAAAGCATTCAGCTGTATGGTACGACCTCTTCCTTTAATGAATACACATCCGCCTTAGCCGATATCAAACAGAATAAAGACAAGTTTGATGCCATCTTAAAAATCGATCCCAAAGCGATTGAGACGATTAAAGAAAAAGCGAAAGCCATTGATAATCTGGCGCGTGCCAACTCGGTTGCGCAATTTGCTTATGATCGCGGTAAAGAAATTGAGCAGATGCAATTTGAAACCACTTTGATAGGAAAATCACGCGTAGAACAAGAAAAGCTCAATGCCCTTCGTCAGATTGATGTGCTGTATCAGCAAGCCAGTGTGGATTTAGGCGAGAAAGAACTGGCGAACTTACAACGCAATGTCGAACTCACTAAGCAGCAGATTGAGGAAGAGCTGAGGAAGCGAGAGGCCATGAAAGGCGATCCGATGGCGGGATTAAAACAAGGCTTATCGGATTTCAGTGAGTCGGCTATGGATGTGATGGAAAACGTCAGAAACGTCACTACCAATGCCCTTAATAATATGTCTGATGCATTAGCCGATTTTGCTTTAACGGGTAAAGGAAGCTTTAAAGATTTTGCCAATGCGGTGATCTCCGATATCACTCGAATGGTGATGAAAATGCTGATTTTCAAAGCTATTGAAGCGGGTGGGCAGGCAATGGGCTTTGATATGGGATGGATGATGAGCAAAGGGCATGCTTACGGTGGCTATACGGGGCATGGCGGGAAATTTGAGCCTAAAGGGATTGTGCATGGTGGTGAGTTTGTTTTTACCAAAGAAGCGACGGCTAAATTAGGTGTCGGCAATCTCTATCGTTTAATGCATGCGGCGCAAGGTTATGCTTCGGGGGGCTTTGTGGGGGCGGTCGCAGGGCGAATGCCCGTTACACTACAACCGACGTTAGCCCGTGCAGGTGGGATGCAAATGACCATCGTCAATCATATTACAGTGACAGGAAATGGTGACGCTGTACTTGCGCAGGCAATGAAAGAAGCTGCACAACAAGGGACAGAAGCCGGCGCACAGAAAGCTCACGCGATGATGTTACAAGACTTTCAAAGTAATGGCGCAGCACGCAGAACATTAGGAGTCTAAATGTCTATTCTTGAATGGCCAAAAGAGGTGATCCCCACACAGGAAAACTGGCAATTATTGAGTAACAGCAAAACCTTTACCTCGCCGTTTAATGGAAGTAGCCAAACGGTGCGCTTTCCGGGAAGTCGTTGGCGTTGTGAGCTGACATTCAATAATTTAAATGAAGAGAAATCGCGCCAGTTAGAAGCGCTGGTGGCTTCATTGGATGGGATGTCGGGGCGAGTCAAGATAACCAGTTGGATAAGAAAAGGGCGTTATGGGTATGGTTCGCCTCGTATTGCAATACCAAGCCAATTAGGTAATCGGCTAGAAACAAAGGACTGGAAGCGCAATATGCGCGTGTTACAGCAAGGGGATCGCTTAACTGTGGGTAATGAACTCAAAATGGTGGTGGCGGATGTGGTCAGTGATAATCAAGGACGTGCCATTATTCTTATTTCGCCGATGTTAAGAACGTCACCTACTGTTAATGAAATGCTTGAGGTTGAGCGTCCTTTTGGAGTTTTTCGGCTTGTTGATAATGACCAGGGGAAATTTCAGCATCGCCGCTTGGGGTATACCAATATCACGTTATCTTTTGAGGAGGTGTTGTACTAATGCAATATCATCCATTTTCTGACACCATGGTCAACGCGATTAATGAGGGGGCTTATATCGTTTTAGCCGCCAGACTCGATTTGAAATCAGGCGTCACCTGTGCGCATACCGGTGTTGGGCAACTGATTATTGCGGGGGAAACCTATTTAGGTGTAGGAAGTTTAGGCGAAATCAGTCAGCTGAAAGAAAATAAGACAACCAGCCCTCCACAATTACAGCTTAAATTAGCCGGTTTTGATAAATCGCTGGTGGGAATGGTGATGAATGAGCAAAGTCGAGGACGAGAAGTCCGGTTGATGATGGTCGCCATCGGTGAAGAGGGAAAACCGTTGCTTGCTGAAGTCTTATTTATCGGACAAATCACATCTATCAATGTAGTGTCTGGCGAAGAAAATGCCGTATGTGTTAATGTTTCTAATAGATTCGAGCGATGGTCAATCGGGTTACCCGATAGATTTACCGATGAGTCGTGGTCATCTCGAAGACAAGGTGATCGCATCTTTCGCTATGTCGCTCAGATGGCTGAACGGGCGATTTATTGGGGCAGCAAGAAAGATGCACCTGCATTTATTTATAAATAATCTTATTGTCTTGTTAAACCCACTTTTGTGGGTTTTTTGCTATTTAAGGTCAGTACATGAAACAACCTAACTGGACACTTAAATTACCTGAAACCATAAGGGCGGCCATGAGTCGCCCTTTTTCATGGGGTGAATTTGATTGTTGTATTTTTGCCTCGGAATGTATTTACGCACAATGCGGTTTCTCTCCAATAAAGCCTTATCTCAATCACTATAAAACCAAAGCTGAAGCCTTCAACCTGCTCAAATCTAAATTTGGCACATTAGAGAAAGCCGTATCACGCTATTTCAAATCCATTGAGATTGAGCGCGTTCAGCGTGGCGACCTCGTACTGTTCAAAGGTGAGGACGGTGACAGTTTAGCGGTGGTCTGGGCGGGGCATTATTGGGGCGTAACCCCACAAGGCGTAAAGCCGGTGCAGATTAACCCAATCAAAGCATGGAGAGTGGAATAATGGGTGGGAGTGGTGGATTAATTTCAAAAGTCGTGGGTGCTGGTTTAATGATTGCTGGGCTATTTACCGGAGGCGTCACCTCTGCGATGGGCATGGCGCTGATGGCAGCCGGTGTCGCAGTCCAAGTCGCGGGTTCGCTTATCTTTAAGCCTAAACTGCCTTCCATGAATTATCGAGATACGGGTGAACGCAAACAGATGTTACGTTCATCGTTTGCGCCTGAAACCGTGATCGTCGGAAAAACAGTGATATCGGGGTTGCTTTTCTTCGCAGAGGAAGAAACTGGTGAACAAGATGAAAATGAAAAAATCACACTGGCATTGGCACTTGCTGGACACCCCATAGAGAAAATTGGGAAGATCTGGTTAGGGGATGATCTCATTGAGACTTTTGGTGATAAAGCCTCATGGGAATTACATAACGATAGGGAAAATGTCGATCCCTTTATGCTTAAAAATTGCCCGTCATGGAAAGAGGATATGATAGGTCGAGGTCTGGCGTGGTTACGTGTGACACTCACGTTTGACCAAGAAAAATTCCCTTATGGATTACCCAATGTGAAATGTGAAGTCTGGGGAAAACATCTGTTTGATCCTCGCACTGGGCAAACAGCATGGAGTAATAATGGGGCTTTAGTCATTTTGGATTATTACCGCCATTATTTAAAAGTGCCTGATACGGATATTGATTTTGACAGCTTTAAACAGGCAGCCGATTTATGTGATGAAAAAGTGAGTCTACCAGAAGGCGGATTTGAGTCGCGATATACCCTTAATGGCGCCTATGATTTAAATGAGAGTCCATCCAGTATTTTGGAAGCGATGCACAAATGCATTAATGCCGAACCGACATTCACCGCAGGAAAACACGGTATCCAAATCGGTGCTTACTATGGGCCGGCAATAAAAACCATTACCGAATCACAATTGATTGGCACCGTCACTTGTACCCCTGAAACAGGATTAAAAGATGCCACAAATGCAGTGTATGGCACGTTTATTGATGCCGAACAGTTATACACAAAAACCGACTTCACGCCTGTGATTGTGGACGAATGGGTGAAAGAGGATGGCTTAGAAATTCGAGAGAATATCGACTATCGTTTTGTCACCAGTCCTTATCAAGCCCAACGATTAGCCCGCCAATATCTTCGCAAAAAGAAAGCGGGAAGACGAGTTCAACTCACGATGAACTTAGATGGCTATGCTTATCGTCCGGGGGAGGTTGTGCTTTTAGAATTACCGGCTTTGGGGATTAGTGGGCTGGAATTTCGTATTGCCGAATGGTCTTTTCATGCATTAGACGGTGTGGCTTTAACGTTGGAAGAGGATGGTGCCTATTTGTATGAAGATGTGATTGGCAAACCTTTTGAGCGTCCGCCATTTGTGAGTTTACCCGCTGGTGGTGTTGCTTCACCAATTAATCTTACCTTTGTTCCACTTGCTGTCAGTGACATCGTGCAAGGTACACTTTCTTGGCAGAATGTGGCGTCTGATGTGCGTTATAACACCGTTACTATTCTCCAAGAAGGCAATGTTATTCAATCTATTCAGGTGCCGGCTGAGCGTGTTGATATTAACGGATTAGCGCGAGGCACTTATCGTGTTGAAGTTAGGGCGACAAATGTGGCTGGCGCGATGTCGGCACCTGCTATCAGTGATTTTGCTATTCAAGCACCACCGTCTCCAGAGCATATTGATGTTACCTCTGGCTTATTTAATCTGACCGTTGCACCGAAACAAGGCGATAGCGCTGTCTTTGGTTATACCTTTGAGTTTTGGTTTAGTGAGGAAAAACTTGCTGATCTTTCTGAAAATGAAGTGATCACCAAAACAAACAAAGTTGGCCAAGGGAATTTCTGGACGCAAGAGAATTTACAAGCAGGGCATACGTATTATTTTTATGTTCGAACAATCAACAGCTATGGTAAATCACCTTTTGTGGAAGCTTCGGGGACTTGCTCTTCTCAAACGGATTTAATTCTTGAGGAATTAGCGGGTCAAATTAGTCGAGATCAACTCGCGCAAGACCTATTGGGTGAAATTAACAGTAAAGCTAACCAAATCGATATTACTGAATTACATGAGTTAATGAGGATAAATCACGACAAGCTTTTAGAAGAGTCAATGAGGCAAGGCGCGACGATTGAAGAAAGTGAAAAAAAACGGGAGGAATCAGAAAAATTACTGGCTGAGCGGATGAATAAAGTTTCAACGGCAACAGAAGCACAGGCCGCTGCAATCAAACAAGAGCAACAAGCACGTATTGAGGGTGATCAAACCGAAGCACAACAACGGCAATCCTTAGCCACTCAACTTCGTGGTGATTATACCGGCAATGATTTATCGAAAGTCACCGCAGGACTTATCTCCGCCGAGAAGCAAGCGCGAGTTACAGGTGATCAAGCGGAAGCCAAAGCCAGACAATCATTGGAAACACGGATGAATGGGAATGTTTCCGCGATTAATAAATCATTAGAAACTCTCACCTCGAAACAGCAAGCACAATCGAAAGATATTTCAGCCCTCAGTTCAACACTGAAGGGAAAAGCTGATAGTAGCGTGGTAAATGCGTTAAGTACGCAAGTGTCTAATCTCGATGGCAAAGTCACCTCCGCAACCTCTCAAGTACAAGCGTTATCCAGCAAATTAGAGACGGTAAAAGCCGATTTAACGGAGTCTGTGGTGGTGGATTTAGATTTATCGATACTCAATGAAAACACCTATTATCCGGTGATTTTGCCATTAGCGACCTCTCGTCGTTATGCCTTTAAGGTCTTTAGAACTTTAGGGCAATATTCAGACAATAAACCTAGCTATGCGACTCACAGCACCAAAGGCTTTGCCATGATTGTGGAATGGCAAGTCAGTGGTTCTGGATGGGGAACCCAGTCTGAAAACCGCATCATTGATAATTTTGATTGGAAATGGACAAATCAATCCCCTGTGATGGGACCTGCTCAGTTAACGAATAGCTCTGTGGAATATATTTATTTGCGAGGAGGGGCAAAATATCAGTTAACTAAACACAAGAGTGTTAACCATCAAATCATCACCAGCACTTATACCACTAACAAACAATCGGTGGCACCGAAAGGATTTGTGGTGAATGAAGTGCCTAAGTCCAGCGAACAGAAAGCCAATGCAACAGCGAATGCGGTAAACCAACTTGAAACTAAAGTGACCGAGGTTTCAGGTAAGGTGACCTCTACCGCCCAGCAAGTCACTCGCCTAGAAAGCCAAGTGGGTACAAGTTCAGCCAAAATCGAACAAACTTCGAAAGTAGTCACAGACATAAATGGCAAAATTTCGGCATCATGGACAATGAAAGTCCAGCAGGATAGCAAAGGGAATAAAATCATTACTGGCATTGGCTTAGGATTCAATGCGCAAGGAAATAGTCAATTTCTGGTCAATGCCCAAAACTTTGCAGTGATATCGTCATTAAATGGCAAAGTGGTGACGCCTTTTGTTATTCAAAATGGACAAGCTTTTTTCAATGATGCGTTATTTAGCAAGGCAACCATTGATAAATTATCAGTGGGTAAAAAAATCACATCCACTAATTATTTAGCAGGTAAGAAAGGATTTAATATTGATGCTACAACAGGGAATGTGGAATTAAATGATGCGGTATTTCGTGGACGATTAGATATTAATTCAGGAGGAACAAAAGGGCGGTTAGTGATCACGAATAATACTATTTATGTTTACGATGAAAACAATCAGTTAGCGGCAAAAATAGGTTATTTAGGGTAGCGTATGAAGTTTATTGTTTTAATTACAGCATTATTATTGTCAGGGTGTACCTCTGGATATAAGAAAGTCGATTGCCAAGGTGTTTACCAAATAAAAACTTTTCACTATCAACAACCTGTATTGGTGAAGTTTGATAAAAAGAGAGAAACCATTAAAGGGCCTCTTTATCATGCTGTGCCTCAATTAGGATTTAAATTCTTAGGAGGATGGGTATCTCCTGATGCGGTAGAGGATTTTTCATGCCGTGGGGAATAGAGATATATGAAAAAGGGAAGCCAATAAAAATCACAGGGCGTTCGTTTATTTTTGACCAAATAGCGGTCACTCAAAATGGCAGTAAAACTTATAATAATATTCCTAAAGGGCGGTCATTGGCCGCCTATATTGTAGCGAGAAATCGAGGTTCATATTTCACTGTTAAAGTCGAGAATAATAAAATCTCGTGGAATTCTCTACGTGGTAGTCAATCGATTAATGGAATTATTATGGTACTAATTAAATGAATAAATATGGTGCATTATTTTTTAATCAGGGCATTACCGAAGAATTAACACCCTATGAATCAGCCGTATTTTTAAAAAAGATAAAAACTAAACCAGGACTAATTAAAGTTATCGAAGGTAATAATAACGCAGTGCCACTTATTTTTATTCGAGTTCTTAATTCCTCTAATCCATCATTAAGTGGATTATCTGAAGTAATTTATGAGAACAATGCGTGGTGTGTGAATTTAATCGATACTATTCAAGGTAATTCAGCAGAATATGAGCTCTATGTATTTGTGAAGTCTTCTTATCATATTTCACTTCATCCTCAAAAATGGGGAATTCAAATCTATCATAAAGGTGTTATTACACACGCTTCAAGCCAAAGACCACTTAATTTATTAGAGGGAAATAACTTTGTGCTCACAGGAAATAATTGGAATGGCGTGGATGTCGGATTCCCTTGTGCGGTATTAATCACAACAATTGGGCATATTGGAATGATGGATTCGATGGGAGGAAAAACGATTAGAGTAACTCTTTGTGGGCGAGGTAATCGTATTATCCCTCATTCCATGATAGTAGCCGGACAGATGTCAACAACCTCACTAGGTAAGCAGTATTTTTATATTGATGTGAGGGAGTATGGTGGGTGATAGAAAGAGTTTAGATGGTTAGTATGAAAGGTCGCTAAAAAGGATATATTCGTTGGTGGGTGGCTTTGTGCAAGGAGTGGATCTTTCTATAAAACTATATTTCATGTCAAAAAATTGGATACAGGTCAATGAATACGTGCTTATTAACTAATGGTTGTGATGATAAGATGGTAGCAATTCAAATCTCTGAATTTGGTTTGTAATAAGCTCGTTACTCAAGTTGGAATGATTTCACGCGCCACATATTTATTTTTCAGAACAGCAACATAGGATAGGGACCTTTATGTATCTTGCAGAGCTCACGATAAAGAATTTTCGCAAATTGCGTGAAGCCACGCTGAAATTTCAACCCGGTTTAAATGTTTTGGTAGGCCCAAACAACGTAGGAAAAAGTGCAGTAATTGATGCACTTCGGACGCTTCTTGCAGGCCATGATGAGACCTATCCTCGGCTCGATGGTTCTGATAGGCACCGTCCGCATGAGGGTGACCCAACTGGTGATATCAGTTTCCATTTTGTTTTCCGAGATCTTAGCTTTGAAGATGAAGCGGACTTTATAGCTGCCCTCAAGCCAAATGGGGGCAAGAACATGGAAGCACATATCCATGTCCTGTATACCGATATGGATAAAACTGGACGATTCAAAGTCCGGCGCTGGTGTGGTGATCACCCTGAAGTCTCGCTTACTTCAGATATGATGGAAAACCTTCGGGGGGTTTATCTCCAGCCTCTCCGCGATGCCTCGCAGGGCCTTCGTCCTAACCGTAATAGCCAGCTGTCTCGATTACTTCATTTGCTCACTGATGATACAGGTCGTGACACGATAAATACGGCTTTAAAGCAACTTGACGAAACACTTAAACAAGACAAATCCATTCAGAGTACCCACAAAGCGATATCAACTAGACATGATTCTATGATGGGGACTCAGTTAGCGCAGGAACTTGCCGTCGGGCTCAGCGTGACTGATTTTCAGCGTCTCTCTTCTCGACTGACTCTGACGGCTGAAGCTATGGAGATTGAAAAAAATGGATTGGGCTTCAATAATCTGATCTTCATGGCGGTAGTGCTCAGTGAATTGGCTAAAAATACTGATTCTGCTTTCAGGAGTTTGATTATTGAGGAACCTGAAGCGCATTTACATCCCCAACTGCAGCGAGTATTACTGCAGTACCTTGCAGGGATTCCAACGGGTGAAGGCGAAAAGCCTGTACAACTATTTGTCACCAGCCATTCCCCAAATTTTGCCAGTAATTCAAAGCTGGACTCTCTTGTGTGTTTGATCGAAAACGAGGCTGGCGTTGAGACCTTTTTTCCTCGTGATATCAAATTTGAAAAGGGAAAACGTGAAAAATTAGAGCGGTATCTGGATGTAACTAGGGCTGAACTATTTTTTGCACGCCGAGTGATTTTTGTTGAGGGCGCAGCAGAACTCATGTTGATTGATGCGCTTGCTAAGAAGATGAACTTTGATCTCAGGGAATATGGGGTTAGTCTGATCAGCGTTGAGGGACTTAATTTTGATTCCTTTCTTCCACTTTTTGGAGAGCAGGGGTTGCGGATCCCCGTCGCTGTAGTAACCGATGCAGATCCATTTGAAGAAATTGAAGCTGTGGCAGGAGGTGAACAGGCTAAAGAGGAAATTGACGACTTACTTTCTGAAGCTGCTTATCAGGAAGAAATAGACGCTCCTGACGATGAAGAGCCTGCTGGCAATACTGAGAAAAAGAAAAAAACCAAAAGAAAAGAGGTGTACCCAGCGTTGGGAGATCAGGTGCGATTATCGGCAAATACTATCAAAATGCAGAATTTGGAAGATGATTTCGTGAAGGTTTTTCATGGATTGAAGACCCTTGAATATGATCTGGCACTCATTGAGGCGAACCGCGACTTAATGCTTATTGCATTAGCCGATCCGCATCCCAAAATATCTAAAGCTCTGCGTAATATAGTTGATGCACAGTCAGATAATACCGCAAAAACCAAAGCGTTGTTCTGCGGAATGTTTGAGCGAAAAGGTAACGGCAATATTCAGAAAGGTCGATTCGCCCAAGCATTAGCTGAGCAAATTTCGAAAGAAAATAATTTTGAAGTCCCTGAGTACCTCAAAAAAGCTATTCATCATGTCTGTCAGGGAGTGGTCAAGCCTTGAAATTATCGAAGGAACAGATAGAAATTATAAAAGCACCGCTAGGGCCAATTGCTGTCACTGCGTGCGCAGGAAGCGGGAAGACGGCCACAGCCATTCGGCGCCTGATCGCCATTCGGCAGAAAATGCAAAACAGTCGTGGCCGTGTTGTGTTGTTGTCTTTCTCCAATGTTGCTGTCAATACATTCAATGCAGGATATGCGGAACTCGCTGCTAGCCTACCGGATGATGCCAATCGTCGAAGGGTGGAAGTCGATACACTTGACGGTTTTTTTACCAAACATATTTTACGTCCCCATGCTTACAGATCTATGAACGCACCTCAGGCTGCATACTTGGTGTCAGGTTCTGAGCCTTTTCTTACCAGGTTTAAATATTGGAATGGAGGTCACCCCCCTTTGCCATTAAAAGACATAAAAATAATCATACTGGATGGGAACTTTGTCTTTTATTCCAATACAAGAAATTGCCTTGAACTTCTTGATAAAGTTAAGGTTTTAAAGATTATTCATGATCTTGGGCGCTTAGGTGCATACACTCATGAGATTGGCAGGTACTGGGTATATAGGACCTTATATTCTCAACCTGCAGTATTGAGAGCGTTGGCAGCCCGCTACCCGCAAATACTTGTCGATGAGTCTCAGGATTTGGGAACACTACATAAGGAAATCTTGAAGCTACTAATTACTGCTGGGGTTCAGGTTACACTTATAGGGGATGTTAATCAGGGGATTTATGGCTTCGCTGGTGCTGACGGTGAGTTCCTGAAGAGCTACGAGGATCGCGCAGAGGTGACCGGGTACAAGCTTACTCGCAATTATCGTTCCCTGCCTTCAATCATAAATATTGCCAATATTCTCTGTGGGCGTCATGATGAAGCAGACCGGCTAGAGGAGTATGGCGGAGCATATTTCATTGGATATAAGGATTCAGAACTTTCCAAATTAACTGAAGCATTCAAAGCTCATATTGATGAGTTAGGCATGCAACATCACAATGCGGTAATCCTCTGCAGGAGTACAGACAGAGCCGCCGTAATTGCGGGTAAAACCCCTCCGCCGGGACAAGGTATAGTCAAGATGTTAGCAGAGGCATCATTGTTAAGGGATCAGCATAGTGACTATCATGGATGCTTTAAATTGGTTTGCCAAGCTATCATTAACTTACTGAAAGATGTACCTCATGGTCTCAGTTCCAGACTTCAGGGATTATCACATGATGACGAGATGAAAGGACTTAAGCGGCTACTATGGCGTTTCAGTCGCAGCGCTGATGTTGGACTTCCTTCGTCTGCCTTAATCGCGAAAACAGATTGGCACTCCAAGCTATTAACGAACGTCAGAGCGCTTCTCGAAAAGATTGAAAAACACTACGGATATAAAGTTACTGGCAAGGTAAGCACTAAGCTCACAAAAAAAGCATTACCAGACCAGCCATTAGTAAGTGTGGCTTCGGCTCAAGGACATGGACTTAGAGTTGAGACGGTTCACCAGGTTAAGGGGGAGTCTATCGACGCGGTTATGTATGTGGCTAAGAAAGCCAATATTAAAGCCCTCCTTTCAGGTACAAATGATGAAGAAGGACGTATCGGGTATGTTGCAATCACTAGGGCAAAAAACTTGTTTTGGCTTGCTGTTCCACAATCCTGTCTTAAAGAATTAAGAAAAGATCTCACTAAAGCTGGTTTTCAGGAGTGGATCAAACCTGCCGTCGTTAATCCAACCTGAACTGAATTAAAGAAAAAATTTAGTTCTGCCGTTCTGAGCTAAGAAAATGGCTCGGTTCCGGTATTCTATAAAAAAGCTTTAAAAACGCGCTTATGGACTGAGGGCTTTGAAGTTCAATGATGGTGATCAATTAGAACAACTTATTCAATTGCCTTAGTCCTCCACCCAACTTGGTGTAGGGCCGTCTGGAAATAGCCACTCGTAGCCCGTTTGCTCCTTCAAACGGGTAAGTATTTTATAAAGCCGCTCGTATACTGAAGTGTCGATGAATTTGATTAAGTCTTCCCACTCGTTTTGTCCACCTATATGAAACCCTAAACTCATTTGCGCCTGTATATAAAATTGTGTGCCACTAAACGCAAACTCTACTAAAGTATCAATTGATTTATGATCTCCATTATGGGCATAACGCTCGTTGCGAATCGTATACAACTGATCATGAACATTCCGTAGGTGGGCAGGGAGATGGTTCCGTTGGAGAACGTAAGTGCCATTACTTTTGGTGAATAAACGTGCGTAGCTGACCACAAAAGCAGTTGTTAACATTTCCTGCTCCATCATTGATTCAGTAGTGATTTCAAAATTGGTCGTACGAAGCCGACGATAAATGTAACTAAGGCTTGTTACAGTAGGTATTACTTTTATAAGTCTAATCAGACTTTCAATCTCTTTATCGCAATCGCTAATAATCTCCGCCCCCCTCTTCATTATTTGTTCAAAAGGAGCTCTTAGATCAGCTGGTAATTTACTAAAGAGTTCTTCAGAGACGATGTAATAGTCGTCGTATTCAAAAATAGGAGGGGGAGATATAGGCATCTGGGTAAACCTTATGTGGAGAAATTACATCAATTTCAAACTAATTGGCGAGGTTTATCAAGATAAATTAAAGCCTCCATTTGGCTTGGAAGCGGGAGGATGCATAGATGGTCGTGAGTACAACTGGATTTCAAAACCGATTTACAAAGCATTAGATATGGCTTGTGGCACATAGAAACTATTCCTTGATGCATAACTCCTGTAAAATCTGCCAATTCTGTCTATTTATCCAACTATAACCTTGCAAACTAGATTATCTTGTAAGTTTGGAAAGTTCAATGTCCACAATTCACTCAAAACTGACAATTAGATTTGAGTTATTACTAATATGAATTATTATAATTAAATATTGGCTTTCTATTGTTTAATATAACTAATAGATTTGAATGCTTGATAAGCTCTCAATCATTTAAAATAATCTTCCCCAAAACCACTCCAACCTAAACTAAAAATCAACCAGTTACATACAAACCAAGATCACATAAAAAAACAAATTACTACTCCAATAATTATAATTTATTTAATAAGTTACCAAATTATTATGGGTATAATGTTACGCCACATGGGTTGGACAGAAGCTGCTGACTTAATCATTAAAGGTATGGAAGGCGCGATTGCCGCTAAGACTGTCACTTATGATTTCGAGCGTCAGTTAGAAGGCGCTAAACTGCTGAAATGTAGCGAGTTTGGTGACGCGATTATCAAACACATGTAATTGTTGATTTGATAAATAGTTAACGGGAGCTTATTAGTTCCCGTTTATTTTTTGTACTATAAAATCCTTCCCCAAAATATCCCCAAAACTCTTCCCCAAAACTGTTCAATTAAACAGCAATAATTTGCCATTCTTTTCCTCTATCGTCGTGGTATTTATCGGTCATGTTTTGTGTTTTATGCCCCAATAATTTTTGTGTATTAATTCCTTGTTCTCGATAAAGTCGTTCGGATAAAGATCGCTGTTCATGGAAAGTTGGTGCCGTACCTTTTTCCCAAGTTAACCCACATTTATCTCGTGCTTTTTTAAATGTTGTGGTTAACGTATTTGGTGTGACTTGTTCACCGCGTTTCGCTTGTGCCGTGGTATGCCGATAATGCACGAGATATTTACTCACAACCGCGTCACGACATTGAGCAACAACATCCCTTAAGGAGAGATTGATAGCTTCACATTTAAGCGAGAGAGGGATGGCCAACTAGTTTTATTTAAACTAAAAGTCGAGGTTCGATACCTTGATGGCGGCCTAATTAAATATAAAGCTTCTCATCTATTTTTTATTTTAATCTATAGAAAACTTGATATTAGGAGCATAAACTCTTAGGAGTTATTATGACAGGACTAAATCAAACAAAAGTAATTAGTCGAGTTTTACAATGGATTAGTAGTGTTGGCCTGATATTACTTGCAATTATTTTAATAATTTTTTAGTTAAAGAAACTATTATCCTTGCTAATTTATTGTTTACAGTTAGTGATCCAGTTTCAATTTATTTATTAGTTGATGGACTTATCATTTACTTTCTTTATTTTGAATTTATTGCATTAATTATTAAATATTTTCAATCAAATTATCACTTTCCATTGCAATATTTTATTTATATTTCAATAATTGCGGTAATTAGGTTAATTATTGTTGAACATAAAAATCCTCAGTTACTTATTGTTTACTCAGGAACGATACTGCTACTTGTTATTGCATTATATATATCTAGTGCTGAAAGATTGAAACCTAATTAAATTTATAAAAGTAGTAAAAAAAGCATAATCTTACTAATATGAATACAGTTATGATCCACTATAATCAGATTATATGAATGTTTCATATGAGGTAGTAAGAATGTTTAACTCTGTTACAGATATTCACAAAAATAATTTTGTTGGTAAAAAAATTATTGTAGGGATTAGCACTTGTTCATTAGGGAATAATGTTAGATTTGATGGTGGTCATAAGCGCTTTCATCTTGCCGTAGATGAACTATCTGATTATTTTGAATATCAATCGGCTTGTCCTGAGATGGCTATTGGTTTACCTACACCAAGACCCGCACTAAGATTAGTTAAATCAAATTCAGGAGAAATTGCATTAAAATTTAGTAACGGGAGTGAAGGTGATTTAACTGAAAAGATGAATCGGTATTCTGTTGAGTATTTAGAGAAATTTAATCAGTTTAGTGGGTATATTGTTTGTGCAAAATCACCAAGTTGTGGATTAGAGCGTGTTCGTGTATATGATCCTATTGGTAATGGTAACAGGAAGGCAGGGACGGGTATTTTTACAGAAAATCTGAAAAAAATGATGCCTTGGTTACCAATAGAGGAAGATGGACGATTGAATGATCCTCATATAAGAGAAAATTTTGTTATACGTGTATTTGCACTGGATGCGTTGAATGAATTGAGAATGAACGCATTTACTCATCAGTCTTTAATCGATTTTCATACAAGATATAAACTGCTCTTATTGGCTCATTCACAACCTCTTTATAGAGAGTTAGGTCGCTTTGTTGCTAATAATAAAGAATGGCATTCATTGGAAGCTTTTTTTGATGAATATCGAAATAGATTTATGACATTATTACAGTACCAAGCAACACGACGTAATCATACCAATGTTCTTATGCATATACAGGGGTATTTTAAGCGCTATTTAACACCAAATCAGCGACAAGCATTAAGTCAATTGATTTTAGAATACCGTCAAGGAATACAGCCTTTATTAGCACCTTTAACATTAATTAATCATTATCTATCAGAGTATCCTGATAATTATTTGAGTAAACAGCGATATTTTCATCCTTATCCTCAATCCTTAAGATTACGTTATGGATTATAATAAACTTATTGATAGGAGGAAAATATGATACGTTCTTTTGTCATTTTTTTAAGTTCATTTATTCTTACTGGATGCAATGTTATTCCTCCGAGTGACATTGAGCCTGTTAATAATTTTGATCTATCACGTTATCTTGGGCAGTGGTATGAGGTCGCTAGAATAGATAATCGTTTTGAAAAAGGCTTAACGAAAGTTACCGCAAATTATTCATTACGAGATGATGGTGGTGTTAAGGTTATTAATCGAGGTTGGAGTCAAAATAAACATCGCTGGAAAGAAAGCATCGGTAAGGCTTATTTTGTTGGTTCATCTAATAAGGGTACATTAAAAGTATCATTTTTTGGTCCATTCTATGGTGGATATAATATCATCAAATTGGATAAAAATTATCAATATTCTTTGGTTGTAGGGCCAGATAAAGATTATTTATGGATATTATCACGTACACCGACCATGCCATCAAATTTGTTGAATGAATATATTAATTTTGCAACATCATATGGATTTGATAGTAACAGGATCATAATATTTTAATAAAAAGGTATATAACTGAATTTAAATACTATCTAATTTGATGGTATTTAATTATGATTTGAAAATGCCTATTCGTATTATCCATTATAATAACACTGGTAATGATTATTTACACCTAAGAGCATGGGGATTTATGAGTTAGTGTTATCCAGGCCAGTTGTTTTGTTTTTATTGGTGAATAAAATGTGCATTTTTCTGATTTTTTATTTATATCGTTCTCGATTTTAGTTGTTTGTTTAACTGACTGATTTTTATCATCATTAGTTATTATAATGAAAGTAATTATAAAAAATAAAGAAATAAGAAATAAAATAATATATCGCACTTGATTACTCCGTTTCATAAATATTATTTATTATTTTATGAATAAATTTATAAATATGTACAGTAATAAATAAGAATTACTATATTTTTATAAATCATCTCGAAAATCTCTTAATAATTTCTCTTTATATTAATCATTAATGGACACTCCTCTGGGGGTGACTATGCGTATGGATAAATTAACCAATGTTACCTATGGAACAGCAGGCCTAACGGCCTTTTTTGCCAGTCTCTCTTTATATGAATGGGGATTTGTTATTGGGATGGCGTTTAGCATGGTTCTTGGTTTAGCTACTTATTTTATGACTCGTCGAGAAGCGGAGTCAGCACTATGTTATGGAAACCTTTAATCATCATCATCGCTGGTGGTATTTATCTCTTGATTGATAACTCATGTACTAAAGACCAAGTTAGTTTAGAAAAACGTTGTCAGATTGCATTCTCACATCATCGGTATTAATTATGAGATACGGGAAACTCTATGCCATCATCGCGATGGTAGGCATCATTGTGGGTGGCTATTGGGTGATTAACAGGCAAGCTAACAGGATTAATCTGTTGATAGAAAAAAACAAAGAACTAACGATTGCACTCGAAGAACAGAAGTCTATTAACACTAATTATCAAGCACGCATAATGCGATTAAATCAGTTGGATATTCAATATACGCAGGAGCTAGCGAATGCTAAGAATGAAATTAGTCGTTTGCGTGATATTAGTGAGCGTCATCCTGAGCGGGTGTATATCAAAGCCGAGTGTCCCAAAGTCACAACCACTCCCGCCACCAGCTTGGCTTATGCAACCACCGCCCGACCTACTGACACCGCTATCCGAAATTATTGGTTACTCAGAGAGCGAATTGCAGAATCAGAGCAGATGATTAAAGGGTTGCAGAGCTATATTGAAGCAGAGTGTTTATATTAA